TTAGGGAAGGATGACGAGTTTGTATTGTATTCAATGAAACGACGTGATTTAGATAAAGATGCAACACCGAGCGCGAGTAAGAGCAGGAGTGCGAGTGAGAGCAGGAGCAGGAGTGCGAGTGAGAGCAGGAGTGCGAGTGAGAGCAGGAGCAGGAGTGCGAGTGAGAGCAGGAGCAGGAGCAAGAGTCCCGAATATTATCTAAGTAAATCTAGCCTTTCCTATTCAAATCACCGAGAGAAGGAACTCGCAGAGAGTGATGTGTATCATATCGTGCGCGATGTATTTATCAAGAACCGCGCCGTATTTTTCGGTGGATATGCAAACATTTTATATTCAAGATACATGCCAAAACATCAGCGCCGTATTGTCCAGAAAATTCCTGACTTTGATGTTCTCTCAGAAGAACCCCGCGACCTTTGCGAGGCCGTCGTTCGTGAACTCACCGCACATAAATATACCGGTGCTAAATATACAAAACACGCTGGCGTAGGTGAAGTCATTTCAGAGCATTATGATATTCGTATCGGTGATGAAGTCATTGCGTTCTTATACAAACCGCTTGCGTGTCACAGTTACAATACAATACGGATTGACAACGAGTCGATTCGTATTGCGACAATTGATACAATGTTGAGTTTTTACTTGGCGTTTATTTATGCTGACCGTATCTATTATGATATCAACCGTATCTTATGTATGTCTCAATTTCTCTTTGATGTGCAACAACACAATCGTCTTAAACAAACCGGATTATTGAAACGTTTCAGTATTAACTGCTACGGAAAACAACCGACACTTGAATCCATGCGATATGAAAAGACAGAGAAATACGAAGAGTTGAAAAACAAACGCGGTTCTCGTGAGTTCGAAGAATGGTTCCTTCGGTATATTCCATACGAGAACGCTGGAAAGAAGAAAGCGGCAGCCGCGTCGAGTTCGGGATCAAAAACTCGTAAACGCAAGAGAGACTAGAATCCCTCACCCAGTTTATTTAATAGTTTCATAATGATAAAAAAGATCAACGCAAACATCGCACTTGTGGCAGTGAGGCCTATCATTTTGAAATTCCCGTCTTCCCCAAATAATGATGGGAGAAAGTGAAGAAGTTGTGCACGAAAAATAGGCATCTGGAAAATGAAATACATGACGCCTACTAAAATCGGCATTTGGATATCATAATAAATGGCTTCAAGTGTATCAAGTTGATTTGACTGACGTGCATTTTCTCGAACGATGCTTTCCATGGATGTATGATCCTTAATGTAATCAAAGTCATTCTCGCCTGGAACCGACCCGTCGGGAAAATGAACAGATTTTGGTTGCGGAACATAATTCGGCCTGGCTTGGTCATCATGTGTGAATGAATTCGGATTCATCGGAATATCTCTCGTTGGTATCATTGTCATTCCATTCGCACTAGCACGCTGAACACCTTGCATGACTTCATTCATGACATTTCCGGGTACATGGGCGGGTCCCTGATCAATACCAATATTCGGAGAATAAATAAGCGGTGCTCCATTGCTGCCATGACCAGAGCTAGGTGTTTGGCTACTTAGCGGCAAATCATCAATACTTGTTGTGTCACTCATTGCTAAAGAATATGTACTAGATATACATATTCTTATATTGAAGAGATCCATTTTTGACGCACTAACATATATTAAAACATTAGCATATCATTAGCATATCATTAGCAGATAATGCTACTTGTGAAGTATTGCTACTGTTACTTCCAATAATCTTATTTAATTCTTGGGTTAGATAACCAATTGTCATATTCTTACTTGATACTTCTAACTCTAATTTACCAATCATTATTTTTTGTGCATGTACCACTTCGCGTAGTTTTTGTGTTTCTGTAAAAAAATTTGATTTATTCATATTTAATTCATGAATCCATTTTTCGTGTGTCTTTGTTTTACAATGTGCAGCGAATAATGGCGATGAAATATATACTTTGTCTTTTCGAGTTCCACATGGACAACGAATACCATTTGCAAGTGAATTTGTGTTGAATGATGGTATCTTATCTACATAGTTACCATTATTATCTATATTTGGTGAGTATATGTCAGGTTCTGTTACAAGTTCCATTAATGCATAATTAATATAGTAAATATTATTTAATTTATTTTTACTTCTTTCTTACTAGGATCACATTTTACCGCATTCGTCTTATATTGATAACACTTATCATCTAATTTATAAGTATCTTTCTCTAGTTCCTTAAGAGGTGGTGCGCGAAATCGAATACATGATCGGTCTTTGCACACCTTTCGAAACAATGAAGCAATACCTAAACCAAGGACGATTGATATAATAATACGGCCTGTTTCTGTATGAAGAAGCCGTTGAAAACCCATTCTTTTATATGAACTACTCTAATATATACAAATATAAATTAGAATGATAGGATGAAATCCAGAATTTTCAACCATTCACTGGAAAGTAAGGGCGAACCTTACCGCCACCGCCGCTACCAGGTAAGGGTAAACTTCCAAACGGAGGCGGTCTAGCGGTCACACTCGGCATACTCATAAGTTTCGAATCGGGTTTACCGAATACATTCATCTTGCAGCGGTCATTCGTGCAGGTCACCGAAAAATGGATGGGTCCAGTGATGGTAGCTGAAGCACTCGCGATTTCGGATGAAGACGTAATAGGCGTAGAGGAAAATGACATTGGGTTTCAAAGTGTGTTTATAATATTAAGATGGAAAATTGTTTAATATTATTTATGATCTGATTACTGAACAGGGATTTTTTTCAGCGATCCCTTGACTTTATCACAAGGTACTTCTTTCGCCTTAAATGAAAAGCAATTATCAGCGTGGTCTTTAAATTGAAAATTACGCAGATTATCTGGTGTAGGATATACGTAAATTATCTTTGGGTTTGGTACTGAAATATAGACGTAGAATAGGCCAATCGAAAGACTCAAAATAAATACGGGAAGAGAAATGAAGTTGAATAAGTTGAACATTGTATACGTACGATGAAATTGTATTGTTATATATTGCTGCGATAATAAGACAATTATTGACGTTTTGGTGGAGCACTGGCCGCTGCTCCACCAGGTGCTGCAACTGCTCCTACTGGCTTACTTACGATACGATTATCTGCGATCCATTTTGGCATAATCACTGGCATATACAGTTCGTGGTAGCTATATTTCTTCTGTGACAGGTTGAATTCACGATCATTGTACATTTGAACGAGCGCGCCATCTGCATTCTCAGTTGTTTCTACTTGTGAATATATATACTTCGTCTCTCGCAGTTTCATATACGCAGGCTCTATATCCTGCTGGTACAGCACAAGAATATCATCAATGATACTTCGGTTTTTCCACTCTGAATCACGGAATTCGGTCATATATTCCTTAATACGCGCGACTTTTTCGGAAATCACGCGCGTCAATGTATCCGTATCTTTACGAAGATCATCATTGTCAGTTACACTCAAGTAATAACTCCTGAACTCCGCATACATTTTTAGTTGCTCCTGCAATTTATGCTGCACTGCGTCAAACTGTTCAAGCAGCTCATCTTCATTGATAAACCGGAATAGTAAGTCAAGCTTCATGCGAATAATCTCCTCCTTGGTTGCACGCACTTCTTCGAGAGATTCATTCATCAAAGTTTCTAAACTCGCGTATTTCCCTCGGCTGACTTCGATATGGAACCCGCACGGTTGAGAGATATTTCCACAGATCGCCTTGAGTTTACCGTCTGTTTCTGTGAAAATAGAACCGCCTTCCTGCTTACAGACAATACATGCAGGTTTGATCATTGCGAGACGTTTCGCTTTTTGTTGTGACGAAAGAGATTTCCAACTGATAACCGGGTCATTTATCAAGCGTTGTCGTCGTTTTTCAAGCGCCGAATTGTATTTTTCTTTCATCGAGTAGTACCCATGTATCGCTTCGTTGATTTTTACACGTTCCTCTTCTGGAATCAGTTGGTAAGGGTAAATCAAACCGCGGAATTCATTCGGATCAGCTGCGCGCTGCAAGTGTTTTTTTAATGCGTCTTCTTGTTTGCGCGTCATTTCCAAGAGGACACGTGTCGCTTTTTTAAGCGTATCACGCTTATCCTGTGCTTCTTTTTGTTCTGCGATTTTTGATGCAGCACCACCTCCGCCATACTGTGTACGTTCTTGAATTGCTGCGTGTAGATCTTGATATACGGACATGATTCGATGGTGTTTCGTATTCTGTTATACTATAGTAAGAATCAAATACTAGTAGTTAAACGTCATCGGCTCCACTCCCTTTACTCATTCCGCGTGTTATGCGTAATTTCGTTTCCAGTAATCTTCATCCGGGTTCTTCCATAACGGAAGGTTTGTAAGCATTCCCATTCCATTTCCGGCAGGATGAATGCGACAATCCATCGGGATTCCTTTACTTTGAGCGTAATGACTGGCGTTTACCATTTTGAGTTTCGAGAGAATGTATTCTTGTTGCTGTCGCTTTTTCGCTTCCACCTCTTCGGGCGTCGGCTTACCTTTGTAACGAATATATAAAAATATGCCTAAACATAGAAAAAACGCAACACCTACTGTAAAGTTGAATGTTTGGGTATAATAATAATCCTTTACCTTATGACATTGTTCGAGAGATTTGCTCAAAAAATATCTCACACCAGGTTCGATCAAGGTTGGTGCAGGAGCATTATCATTCATCCCTGCGACGAATAAAAGGCGAATTCACTTAGTTAGTATAAACGGAAAAAATAACGAAACAATGGAAACGCATGCGAGAAGACGCGATACAAATAATCCATCTATAATGTAGTTATATAACAAGGAATAAACTCTTACATGGCAGAATTAAGTTCATCTGTTGCAATTGGTTTTTTTTTAGTTCTGTTTGCTGGATATTGTTACTACAAGTATAAGAAAAATGGAGTGTTAAGTGGCGGTATTACGAGTATGTTTTTTATCGTTCTCATCACGGGTGAGTATTTCATCAACCTTGCAATGTCAAAAGATATATGTGGATTTGATCAAGAAAAAACAGCACTCGTCGCAACTCTTTTACCGTGGATTCTCGTTTTAGGAGTGCTCAAGGCCGCACTGGTCGTGTTTCCTGGATGGCTTACGCCTTTTAGTAACACATTTGGATATGTTTTCGTGTCGGTTGTAACTGACCTGAAGGATGTTTTTAATAATATTTTAACACCGCAATTTGATTTAGCACCACCAAAAGACGGTCAGAAAGGAGGTGGTGATAGTAGTGGTGGATTACAAGATAGCGCAGATATTCCAGAAGACAGTGTCAAAAATAAACAAGATATCGGTCGTGCTTTAGAACAAATTTATACTGATCAATCCATTCTTCTTAATGAACTAAATCTTGACAATCTGGATCGTTTTTGGGACAGTTTCAAGGAATCAAAACTAATTCGCCCTTCTGCGAAGGTAGAAGACCTCGAAAAAATACGAAAATTCTTGATGATGAAGGATATTGTAGGTGAGTTTGTATGGCTAGTATTGTGCGGTATGTTGGTTGTCAGTATTAGCTATAATTACTTACTGAATATGGGTTGTACATTTACTCCTGAACAGCAGAAGATACGTGCTCAGGTATTGAAAGAGAAACAGGCGGAAGATAAGAAGAAAGCAGCAGAGGAGAAGAATAAGATATCCGTTGTCAAATAAACCCACTTTCGGATACTATATTACGTCGTCGTATAACTACGTAATATAGTAGAGCACTTATTTCGCTTGCTAGACAAACACCCTGACAGCTGGAAGTGATATGTAATAAACTGTAACATACGACAGTATACCTAATATAATTGCAAGCAACCAAATTGGCAGTATTGTTTTGCTAGAATACCCGATTCCAAATTCGCGAAGGCTACCATCTTCATTATAAAGAAATGACGGATTCGCATATTGGACTAACATAAAGACAATGACATATAACAAAATGGCCGCGCCTGCTAAATTATTTCGAATGATTGTTTTTAACGTGTTCATTATGTATTGTAATAGCCTTACTACTAGTATATTACAATATTACATTTATGATGTTATAACGTTTATTCATCATCATCACCGCTTCCTTTCGCTTTTTGGTACTGTTTCAATATCTGAAGCCATTGTTTACATAGACACGTTAGATAGCTTGACAATTTCTTTACATCGCTTCCTTCTAATGTTTTATGATTTTTGGTTAAAAGGTCCAAATATGTTTCACCGCCTTTGATTGCATTGCTTATTTTCTTCGGTGTTAAATCTTTCATTATTTTCTGTTGTTCTTCTTCACTTGCCTTTTCTCCAATAAATGCCATATATATCCCTGCACAACCCAAAACAAACATAAAACTGTTTTCTTGTTTTGCTTTATCATTTTCTATCTTCTTACTTTCACCTTGAAAATATTCACTTTGTACAACACCATCAAACGTCTCTTTTGATTTATCATTTTTTGGCTTATTTCCAGCCACATCGTCGAATGGCCAATGTTTATTTGCAACTTTTTCAATATTCTTCAACGCCTTTTCTAAAGTACCTTTGACATCCTTTTTGTCAATCTTCGGTGCAGTGAATCCTATTTTTGAACACCCGCCACCTCCTCCTCCTTTACCCTTTCCGCTTTTTGCACCTTCTCGTATTCCGCCGCCGAAAATGAACGTAGATCCTAAAAGCACTATAAATGCAAATATAATCATAACATCGCGTTTTTTGTAATAAAGGAACAGCAACAATCCAAGTAGAATAATATAAACTATTGTTTTTTCATTCATGGTGAAACTTTCACTGTTTATATTATTCATATACTATTTATTCATCCCAGTCTGCCCCGCCACCACCACCTTCATATCCTTCCCCTTCGTCATAGTGTCGATGAATAAACGCATAATCATCATCCCCCGCATCATCATCTTCGGGTATTCCGGATGTCATATCCAATTCATGCGCCTCGATTTCGGCCGCGGTACGATCTGCCTCAAGCGCATCCATGACATAAATCTCTCGGTTCATATCGGTTACATAATCCCGGCGACCAAGTTGTCGCTCTTTCTGCGCAATCTTCTCCATCTCTTCGCGTTCTTCATCATAATAGTCCTGGTCATAGATAACCACGCCGGTCTGTGATGTACCACGGCTCCAGATACCCATCTTATGCGTCTTCATCATATTCTCGAGTTGTCGTTCAGCAACCGACATCGCCCCAATTCTCTCGACAACACCATCCTTCTCCTTGTCTTTGACACGCGTCAGTTTCTCTTTAATATTCGCAAGATTGAAATTGATAGCGGATTTATCTTTTTCGATCATGCGGAGGTACGCGATCATGAGCTCACTTACACGCTGTGCCAACGCCTTCTTATCGCCCATTACAATATCCATCTCCGAGAGAAGTTGCCCTTTATCTGCCACTGATGCCGCATCAGCCGAATAGAGGCGTGAATGTGGGTCAATATCGTCACGCAGTTCATCTTCTTCTTCGCGATATGCCGCAGTTCGTGCAATCGCGCCTGGTGTTGATGAAACCGCAGCGGACGCGGCCACCGATCCTTTCTTGCTTTGCTGTGACTTCTTGGTCATGGCAGCTCCTGATGCAGAGGATTTTTTATCTTTACGCTTGACACGTGTTGCTTCGGATTGATAAATCGTGATTGGCGTCTCTGTAACCAGTTGAACAAATGTCCGCATAAACGAGAGAAAATAGAAGAGGTACAATTTACATACAATACTGCGATCAAATACAGAGTACATGGTGAATATATTCTTGCGCGTTGAATGTGGAACGCGTTCGCCAAGCTCTTTCATGATGTCGACCTCACGCGGCTCTTCGCGAGAAATAGCGATGGCACCACCTGAACCGAGACCTTGACTCTGCACTGCAATCGCTGCAGCTGCCGCTGCTATTTTTGCATCCTTCTCTTCATCAAAGAATACTTCCGCCATGAAGGGTGTATTGTCCATCATCACTTTAAGATCGCGCACATGATGTTCCGCATGACGCAGTACTTCCTTAATGACATGGTCATTATAAAATGATTTGAGAGATGTGTAATGGGATGAAATAATCGCCTTGATATCTTTCATGTGTGTATCAGAAAATCCCCAGTGCTTGGGAACATTCGTGTCATCAAAGTCGACGCCATTATTAATAATATTCGGGATAACATCAATGAGCCGGGTAAGTGTATTTCGCATAAACTGGTAACTCTTTGCAGCTGTTTCATCTGTCGACGACATGAGGACTGTACTACTCTTATTGATTTCAAAATCTAAGACGGTATCAATAATACGTTCAATCTCTCGGAACTTTCCTTTTGTTTGTTTACCGTTCTGTTGAATGAAACCAATAACAATCATACGCAACTCGCGGTTCTTTGTTTCAAGATAATTCTTAAGATCGCGCATCTCCTGCGTATCTTCTTGCACCACTGTCGGTGAATTGGATTGAAGAATCGCAAGAATCAAATGACGCAATTCTCTCGGAATGATACATTGGTCAAGTTCGCTGCGCTGAGCGACAGTGTGTTCTCGTTGACGATGCTCTTCGTCTTCATGTTCACGGAGATCACGTTCATCACACCTCTCCAAATAAAGAACTGCATCTTGGAATCGCTGAAGTTGAGTGTTCTCCTGAGGCCGTATTGCCGTTTTATACGCTGCATCTACCATTCTATGGCCATTTACCGCCTTCAGTAATCTCTCGAGGCTGCTACTGTCAAAGATATTCGAGTCCTTCTTCAGTTTTGCGATCTTCGTTTCGAGTACATCATTGGGGTTCCAATCTTGCGGCCTTGGAGGACAAATCTCTCGAAGTGCCGGATGTAAAAACATTGAGACGGCAGTTGCAACCGGGTTTGCGCTTCCTGCTTCTTCTTCTGCTCCGGATGCCGCTGCCGCAGCTGCCGTATATTGTTGATTCATTCGGCAGTAGTGAATAAACGCGCGATAAATTGTCTTTTCATCAAATGCCTCAGGAATATTCGGATACTGATATCGGGTATTCCGATTGTCGATAATGGTTGTAGCTCGCGACTTTACCGCCATCTCTCTCATCGTTTTTGTGAGGAACCCAATAATTCGGTTATGATGATGTATGTTTTGCTCACGTTCCATGAAATAATCAATGACACGCTTACTTCTGCGATCAACCGGTTCATTGCAGCAGGCATTTTCCAGGAAGGGCTCACTCGCCATGTTCAGAAGCAACGGGCTACTTTTCTTCACGACGGCGTGGATCATTTGCTGAATCGAGAGACTGAAATACTGACATTTGCTTTCGAGGACAGCAAGTTTATCATGCTGGCCGCGATACCCACTCTTCATATCCGTAACCAATTGATTCGTGAAATCAGACGATACGTTCTGAGGTGTTGGCATATTGTCGAGAGATTTCATCGGAGGCATATAGTTTCCCCACCGCAACACAGAAAGCTCTTCTGGAATCGCATCAGCTGCGCCTCCTTCACGGGTTTTCAAATATTCACGTTTTGCTTGTAGGCGTTCTTTGATCGCCTGTTTTGTAATGATCGACGAGTCAATAAAGAGTTTCATCTTTGCGAGAATATCGCCTTCTTTCTTGAATGATTTTAATGTATTCCACGGTTCAATACTTGTACGGATCTTATATGCGATACATGCAACATACATCAAACCGGATACATCGCCATCGCCATCCAGTGGGTAACCTGTAAATGATCGTATGCATCCTGCATGCGTTTTACGTGTCTTTGGTGTAGGAATTGCACATTGTATCGCGACGGTCAGATAACTCAGGGTTAGAAGAAGGAGTGTCTGGAAAAATATTTCTTTGTAAGGTGGAAGATGTTTTCCCTTTTCTAAGAAGAATTTCTCGGATTTCGCGCGATATGCGTCTTCAGTAGGAACAGCCTTTTCAAGAAGTACGAGAGTATTCTGAATGATGAACTCGCGTTCGGCATGAAGATCAATCCCCATATAACCCGTCATCGTAGTAATAATATTATTGATAATACGCGCATTTGGACTGTCGTATTTTTCTAGAATACTCAATCCATTAAGACCACCTCCAGCGGCTGCAACCGCACCACCTGCCGCTGCAACCGGTTTTGCGACTTTAAGTATTCCCTCACCAAGATCTGCCTCAATGATATCTCTCGTAACAAGGCGAAACCCAGCTTCATCGAAACCTTCTTCTGTCACATGTTCGATTTTCTTGATGAGTGCGCCGCTATACTTATCTACCCACGCCTCACCGTCATCACTGATTGTCCCGCGCTCTTTGCAAATTGTGTCGATTACGACGGAAAGCGAGTTGGCACCGGATGCCGCTCCTTGCGCTGCACCTTGAATAAATGCAATCGCAATCGTTTCATAAAATGACGGCAGTAATTTTGCGTTCGATTTAATACAGTATAACCAATTCGGATCTTCGTCCATGATTTCATTCGCTTTGCGCGTGAAACTCGTGATGAACTGCATGAGATCATACTGTCGCTTGACAAAATCGGTTTGGGCGATAATCTTGTCTTTGAGTGGTTCCATCGGCGAAATAATCGCATCGATGTCATCAAGATCATCTTCTTCCGGACCGCCGCCGCTGCCGTTCGCAGAAGGTGCCTGAAACCCAAGCTTGTACTTTCGATCATTATATTTATAGAATTCTTTATGATGAATTTCAGTAAGACGCGCAATATTCTTCAAGTCATATTCGAACTTTTTATTTACGAACTCCATGAAATTCTCACGCGTAACTTGGTATTTCACATCAAACTCTGCCTTCATTTTATCAAGAAACGCTTTTTTGATAACATCAGCTCCTTCCTTACTTGTCATATGAGCCATTGCCTCACTTGATGTTCCTTCCATATTTTCCATTTCTGACATCATATTTCGCGTTGCTTCGACTGCTAGGGGGATACAATCACGATCAACATTGCAGAAGTAGTTACGATCACTACTTGGAATGATTTCAGGAATACTGGTATCACGGACCCACTTTCCATTGTCGCGTTTGAAATAAAGAAACTTGGTTTCCGTAGTACCTATGTCATCCTCGTCAGGGAACCCTTGTCGAGCAGTGTTTGTCATCGGCTGGTCTACAAACTCTTCTACTTCTACGACAGCGTAATCACCATCGTTTACGGGACGCATTCCTGGCCCGATCATGATCGCTTCTGATTCTTTCTTTGCCTCTTCATAGGTCATTTTCTTTTTTTTGATGAGCTCGTCGACCAATAACATTGAGAAATCAACACTGCTCATAGATTCTTGTTGATCACGATAGGATTCTAAGAAATCGTAATCGGTTGTGTCATATTTCTTGTCGAAGTAAATCGGTTGATCGTTGTCGTTGTCTTCTTGTACAGCTTCTTCATTTGGATAATTCTTTGCGAGCACCATACCGAATCGTTTCGGGGCATTTGTTGCTGAACCTGATGCACCCGATTTTGCGGGTCCTGCAGAACCAGACGCAGCCGCGCCGCCTCCACCACCAGGCGCACCTCCGATCATCGCTCCCGCATCACGCAACTTCTGGCTTTGTTCGCCTAACACAAGATTAAAATCAAATGGTGTGATAAGCTCAGTCGTTGTAATCGCAACAGCATCCATATAGAGTTTC